ACATCTGATGGAATATAGCTATTAACGTAACTGGTTAAATCTGAAGCATCAGCAACTAAAGCTGAACCTGCACCTTTAACAGAGAACTCACGGAAACTACTCCAAATACCATTTGCTTGTGCAAAGATAATCGTGCCAGCTACAGGTAAAGGTCGGCAATTGATGTCTACTTCAAACTGAGTTAATACAGTAATAACAGCAGTAGATGGAGTTAATATTGTTTCTGCTGCATTAAATCTAAATTGAATTTGATCAGAAAATATAATTAATTCATCCTGATATGGTATAGCATATCTAAGGATTGACACCTTTGTATTACTTGCTTGAAGATCAATTGGATCAGAATCAAGTAATGTTGTTACTGTCTCTGGAAAGAAATCAAAGAAAGATTTTGCTCGACTTAAAATGATATTTTCATCAGCTAAGAATCCTAATCTGTTCTTATAGATGAATACGTCTTGAATAGGAAATCCAATAAAGCTTGGATTTGGTGCGCTATCGGTATCACCACAAGTTCTTTCACCCCATGTTGGGATCTCACTTCCCCCTTGAGTTGTTCCGTCAGCCGGGCCAAAGTAAAACTGACCATTAGCAAGTCTGACTAATAGATGAGGCATGGTGTCCTTATCTATTTTGTATTTCTCTCCGGGGCTAACGCACTCTTGCCATGAACCTTCTCCAAATGTTCCGGCTCCTGTTCTTGGAACAAATTCAACATGGTAATTATCAAAAGCATTTGATGGATCACCAAGGATTTTTATTTGATACCCAGACGGTGCAACAGTTGGAAGTTCAGTAAATGCTTGTACTTCTGAAGTAATGCAAGTTATATCTGCGTTTGCTCTAGCATCCTGCGCTGCAATGGTTATCGCACTGTTAGAAGTAAAGTGGAGAACACTTTTATTCCTTGTAATCGTTACACCTGAAATCGTTCCTAGACCTGTCTTGACCGACTCCGCTAAATCTGCTGTGTTGATCCTGTTCTCTGTTGTTGTTCCTCCACTTACAACAACGGGTGCTACTGCTGTTTGAACGGTGGCCTCTGTTCCATTGACATTAACTTTTAGTTGCTGACCATAATTTGCGGCCTTGATCCATACCAGTGCTTCGTGCGTTGTAGGTCTTGCCGTAGCTGGTGCTGTATCGCTTGTTAATGCTGGGCTGGTTTTGGTATTGCTAATGAATGTGTAGTCAGCAATGGTCGCTGCTCTTATGTCTGTCTTTGCACTGACAACAGACGACAGGTAATCGAAAGCATCAGTCGCAACATTGACTGTCTTTTCATTGCCATCTAAATCAAAGACCTTGATTGATGTTTTACCAATAACAACTAAATACTTTTCACCAGAGTCACGCAAGATCTGGTGCATATATACATCACCTAAAGATGACGTTGAAACCTTCTTAATACACTCAGTTCCTTCTCTCTTTCTTAAGCCCTCGGCAAGAGAACTCATTCCATTAATCTGTTCGTCACCCTGACTAGGATCTCTTGAAGCGTCAGGTTGTAATGACGCACCCTGTATCAGATTAGGGATTGTTGAACTTACTAAATTAGCCACGTAGATAACTCCTGTTTCTTCCTAGTAATCCAAAGGCAGGGGAGAAGGTAGGGAAAGGATTAATGTTTTGCCCACCTGTTAAGGAGTTAGCTTGTGCTTGATCTAGTTCAACTCTTTGCAGTTCAACAAGTGCTGCTTGTTCATCTACAGCAGTGTATTTAAAAATAGAATCATCAGCTAAAACTCGATCACTAAATACTCTCGCTGATCGTATTGTTGTCCATCTGTTATAAGCCTCTGGACATTCATTCCAAGGAAGGAACCAAATCACATCAGCTTTAATCTTTTCTGTAACAGTGTCAGGGATGGTATATGTTCTTTCGTCTTTGTCATAAACCTTCTGTCCTCTTAAAATAAAACGTCCATTCCATTCATATTGATCGGGAGAAAAAGAAACAAGATTGCTTGGTACAACAAACTGATCAGCCGTATTCTTTGTAAATTCATATTCATATTCTGTGTTCCAACTCCATCCTCTAGTTTGACCTTCTTTAAAGAACTCAAGGATGGTTCTTTCAGCCATTGCTGCTTCTGCTATCTGTTCATTCTCAAGACTGTTTACAGGTTGTTCACCTATGTTTTGAAGGCAAATATTAACTGCTTCTAATAGTGTTGTTCTGCCCGGCGTGACAGATTGATTGGCTGATCCCATAACTAACTGCACGTATGCAGACTTAGTTTAACTGAAGAAAAGAAAAAAAGCCCCCGTTGATGGGGTAACAGGGGCTTGTTGTTTTAGTTATTAAGGTATTTCGATAACACCAGCACACTCTGGACGTAGAACATTCATACCAATAGCCATGCGAGCAACCATACAATTTGTTATCCCAAAGGCTCTTTATCCTTTGGCTCTACATCTTTACCATTGATGTAGTTCAGACTATATCTTCATCCTTGAAGGATGCAGGGAACTCATGGAAGCATTACTCAGTTACCTGTCGGCTTCTAGTCGTTGAACCTTCCAACTTGTCGGTTGGCTTGGCTGCTGATTCCCCTTTACTTGGTGGGGTTCCAGACAATTCACCCTGTTCTCGATTTGCTGTTACCAGCAATCGGCCCTATTAGTTAAGGCTGGCTTGATACATGACGTTGAATGAAGATCCTTCCGGTGTGACTTGAAGAGATGGACTCTTTAATGTGAGGCATCCAATCGCATCTTTATGGAAGATGATCGCTTTGTTCTTAGCCAAGTTCTGCTCGTAAGCAGTGTTCTTGTCATACGTGCCGTTGGTATAAGCGGCTTGGGTGACGTGGTTTGACTCATATACATTTATCCCTTTGACACGTAGAACACGGCCTGAGCTAAATGATCCGTTCTCACCACCAGCACTGTTGAAATCAGTGTTGATCGCTCTTGTTGAATCCAATAGATAATCGTATTCATCAGGGCCAACAACACAAGCTAAGTTCTCTGTTGGAACATCAGCTTTCTTCATCTCAACTTTGATAGAACTAATCTTTTCAATTAGCTCATCACCCTTGGCGTTCTTAGTAGCGGCTGCATAACCAGCAGATAAGGTCGCTGAATGACCTGTGCGGTTAGCGTTAATGGTCTTAGCAAGCGGCTCAGTTGTTGTCTTTGCTGCTGCATAAAGAACCCTAGCTGCTCTCTTGTCCCACTCGTAAGCAAGAGCAAGACCTAACTGATTAGTTACATCCTGTCTTGTTTCGTAGTAGTTCATAAGATTATCTAAATCGTAGATAACCTCATCGGCAATAAGCAATCCATCAAGGTTGATGACTTGCTCGTTACGATCTCCGGGTGAGTTTGTTGCCCCTAAGATCGGTTGCCCCGGAACGTGATACGCCGCCGCAGATCTTCCGCTAACTGGAACAATTTATTATCCTGAAAGCTCTTTATCTCTCAGTTCTACATCTTTACTATTGATGCAGTTTGGACTATATAATCATCCATTTCTGGATGCAGGGCGTTCGTGGGAAAATTACTGAGTTGCCTCTCGTTTCCTAGTCTCTGAACCTTCTAGGTTGTGACCTAGCTTGGCTGCTGATTACCCGATAAATAGAGGGCTTCCAGCAGTTAACCCTGTTTTCAGTCTGCTGTTACCAGCAAACGGCCCTACCAATTAAGGCTGCTGACTTACCACCTTTGATGGCACGTTCTTTTACTTTGCCTTTGAATACGCAAGTTCGCTCAAACGCTGAAAGTAGCTCACTAATTCCTAATTTAAGAAAAAGTGCGTCTACGGCGTTTGCGCCTTTGACCTGACCTAAACGGTCTAAATTGGCATTAGCCATTGAATTTTCTAGTTGCGAGCGTTAATTACTTATTTCATTTATTAAGGTGTCTCCCGCAAGAGGCTTAATAAACTACACAAGTGCAGAACAACTCATGCAATTAATATAACCTTAAACTCCGTAAACGCTAGACCTAGCCATTGCTTTATTGACCCATTCTCTATAAGCAGGATCAACGTCATACCTTCTTTGACCTGTTGTTTTATCAATAGCACTCATCGCCGCCGTTGCTTGTGCATCTGAAGTAAATACATCTGCGCTTTTATTTGTTCCTCCTGAAATCAAAGATGGCTCACTGTTATTAGCAGCGTCATATCTTGACTTCATCTGGCTAATAGCAAAGTTAGCAACATCCTTATTACCTGTATTTACAGCAGCGTTATACCCAGCCAAATCGCTTTCACTTAGGTTGCTAGTCATCCATTCTGAAAGCTGGTTAAAGCCTTCTTGACCACCAACATTATTAATAAGTTCAGCTTCCTCTGCTGTACTCAATCGGGCTGGTGTTTGCTGTTGTCCCTCGGCTAGTCTCCCTCCATTCTTGAGGATAAACATCTCAACTGTTTTTTCTGGAACGCCGAATCCTTCCGCAAGTTTTGCATAATGCTCAGTTACATCCTCTCCTTTATCTGCTTTCAGCATGATCGCTGGTAAATCAACTTCCATCTCAGCAAACTTATCTACCATCTCTTTTCCGTATGTCTCAGCCGCTTCTTCGGGGGTGTAGCGCAAAGGCTCTTCTTGTTGTTTACCTTCACTAAGTTCCTGTATCTTTTTTTGTGCATTTAGATATGCTGCTTCTAAATCTTCTTGAGTCTTATATTTACCTGCGAGCAATGTTTCTTGATCTTGTTGTTCCGTTTGTTCTGGTGTCTGTAGTTCTGCTTGCTCTTGTTCGACTTCTTTTACAAAGTTATCTATAAGATCCTCTTGGCCCGGTGCGACCATATCGGATAGATCAGGTTGGTTGTTTGGTGTAGTGGTCATTGTTCCTCCATAGGTGGTTGAGCCATTTCCTGACTCGTAGCAGCAGCATCAGCTAACTTCTTAGGGTCAGCCATGCCTGACTGCATTGCTTGTTGTACTAAGGCTTGTTGTTGTGCTGCTTGTTGTTCCTCTGCTAGTTGCTGTTCAGTCTTCACTAAACCATTTAGATCCATACCCATTGCACTAGCTAATCTCTTAATCAGTTCACTTGGCTGAACGTAAGTTGCAACACTCTCTGGCCCCATTGTCTGCTGTAATATCTGCATGAATCTTGCAGTCTTCTCTAAATCTGCTTGTCTGCCAATTGCTGAATACCCAACACTGACAACAGGTTTCACAAAATCATTTGGTAGTTTTTGTATCTTTCCTTTCTTAGTTAATAAGAATAATTTTCTTGATACAAAAGGTTGCATTAATTCTGTTACTAATATTCCATAAACAGAACCTAAACTTCTCTCTAACATGTTATTTAATTCTCTAGTTTCCTCGGCTGTAACCCTCTCTGCTTGACGAGGTTGATATAACATAAAGCTTTGCGAAAGCCTTTGCTCAACTGTGGTTAGCAATGATTGAGCTATCTGCATATCTGCGCCTTTGTTTATAGAAACCGTTGTAATGTCATCGGGGTTCCCTGCCAGATAGCTGCCATTTGCGGCCTCTGCAAGCTTCTTAGGATTAGCTACACCTGATGGTTTAACTAGATGTCTAATCTGTGCGCTAACTAATGCACCTTCAGTAACAGCTTGAGTTAAAGCTTCTGCTGTTTTTAAGTCAGCAATACAAGTCGCTTGAATGTACGAGGGTGAATATGAATCGGGTGTCCGATACATACGCAAAGGTAGCCAAGGACTTTCTGATTTATTAGCTGTTCCTCTTGTTCCGGGGATCTCCTGATTATTAATTTCTTGATACCAGTAAACCTTATTTTTCTCCCATGTAATTTTGGTGTAGACCTCTACATTCCTTTTGTATTTGGTGTTCTGATCTCCTTCAATAATTCCAGCCACATCTGTTTCCTGTTCATCAACAAGCTTTCTTGCTTCCTCTGGTAGTGATTCAATCCCAATCTTTTCACAGAGAATTACCAACAGGGGATTGCCCATTGGATCTCTTTTGATGATGTATTTATTCAAGCCAAAGCATTTGACACCTTCCTCTGCGACATAAAGAAGAGCGTTCCCTGCAACAATCAACTGCTGCAAGGCTTCATGGATGGCTAGTCGATCATTAGAAGTCTCAATGCTATGAAGAGTTGCCCTCTCCATTCTTGCCAAAGCTAAATCTAATTCTGTTTTCCTTATTGCTATATCCTCTGGTGTTGCACCACCTTCTAACATCCTCCTTTCATCCTCTGCCATTTCCATTTCGTCAATCATATAACGAAAGAAAGTGGTAGTAGATGGAAGCAAAGATAAGACGAGCATTGAAGAGACGTTTTGCACACCTTTCATCCCGATCCCGTTCCAAGGCAAGACTTTCTTTTCTTGATTCCTATTCTCGTAATCAGAAGAAGAATGAAGATAGGGAACAGTGTGATTACACGATTCCTCCCATTCCTCTTCCCACCAACCTCTCTCATTTACATGTGATTTGTAGAGAGCTTCACAAGAGTCATAGGTGTTCATTAGTTAACCTCCAAGGTTGACGCCTACACCTGCATCTCTGCCAGATGAACCAACACTAAGTCTGCTAGTAGGTGATCGGTATGCAGTAGATCTTGATTTTCTTCTTCCTGACTGTTGTGCAGTAGGAGCTTTTGTTGTTTTCTGTTTTGCAAGGACTCTTAGTGATGCCCCTGCTGCTGTAGTTGCTAACTGTTCTTTCTCTAACTGAGCAAGCTGTAATGCTTGTTTCTCCTGTAGTCCTGTTACTTGTTCTTGTTGCGCTGCTTCTGTTTCCTTCTGCCTTTGCATTAATGCAGTCATGCGTTCTCTTTGTTCAGCTGCTTGCGCCTCTCTGACTGATGCAAGTCTATCTAGTTCAGCTTGTCGTTCTCTTGCTATTCGTTCTACTTCTGCTTGTCTTCTTCTAGCTTCAGCCTTTACCCTGTTTTCCTTAGCGGTGTAACCACTAACATCTTTTGCTGTATTAACTACTTTCTTTTTTGCATAGTTAATTGCCCTATCTATAGGACGGGTGATCTTTTGAACAGCCTTGACAGGATTAGCGTCACACATAATTAAACTCCTACGTTAAGACCTGTTCCTGCTTTTTGAGCAACAGAGCCAGTGGATATTTTTAAGGTACTTTTTCTTTCATCTTTCTTCTTCTTGATAGGCTTAGTCACCTTTGCATTTTCCGGCTTTATATCTTTTGTATTAATCGCATAGGCAGATGTTTGTTGCGCCCCAATGTTTGCCAGTGATGCAGCACGTTCATCTTCAATTCGTTGTCTTGTCTGTTCTGCTTTTGTATTGGCTTCATCAATTTGTACTTGTAAAGCACTAGCAAAATCTTCTTGTTGTTTTAAAGAGGCAGCTTCAAAAGCTTCAAGTTGAGCTTTATTTGCCGCTATGTCTTCCTCACTTGGGCCTTGATAAACGATGTCAGGAGCTTTAGGAGAATCGAAGAAGCACATGATTAATAGGATGGGGTTGATACGTTTAAGCCAGTACCACGACCTTGGCTGGCAGTTTTACTTCTTCTTATCGTTAGACCTTTCTTGCCTTTAGGCTTCTGCTTAGATCCCTTACGATCTCTACCTACGACTGGTGCTTGAGCTACTTTGTCTGGTGGGGGTGCGCCAATCAAAGCAGCCATGCGAGAAGCATTAGCTTGGGTATCCTTTGCCTGTTGTATTTCAAAGTCTCTTAGCTCAGTCAACGCTGATTGTTGACCTCTCACGGCACTATTAAGTTCAGCCTGTTTAAGACTGATAGCACCTTCAGACTGTTGCCTCATCAAAGCAATCTGCATATCAGCTTGCCTATCAAAAGCATCAGTCTTAGGCATGTAGATAGTGGAGCGTCCTCCACCTCCTCCAAAACACATTTAAACCCCCTCGTTTAAATTGATCTCATTGTTTTCATACTCTTCTTTGAGCATGATTAGATAAGCGATCACCTCTTGATTGCCAATTAAATGATCAACCTCTCGATGAGACATTGATCGAAGAGGAACGCTAGGAAAAGCATCCTTCAACTTATTAATTAAACCATCTGTGACGGGTGATTCAAACATCTGCATAAGTGCAGCATATCGTTAGTTTAATGGTGGAGTCCATAGATTAGGAGTATTAGTTTCTAAGTCGTATTCTCCTTGTCTCAAAATGCGAGCGCATCTTGCCATTTGTAAAGCAAAAGATTCATCATGTCCTCCTTTCTCATAAGCACCTAAAACCTTGTGCCACATGTCATATTCAGTCTTGCAATTAGCTAATAGTTTCTTTGCTCCTACAGTCCCAACACCTTTTAAACCCGGATAATTATCAGCCGTATCTCCTTTTAATACCTGCGAAAAGAAAGCGTGATTTGCTGCATATTGTGTTTGTTCTATTAATTCTCCATCCCTGAGATGTAGACCGGGAACAGTAAGTAAGTCTTTATCTTGAGAGACAATGACATCTCCTTCGCAATAAAGGATTCCGAGAACATCATCACCCTCAACACCTGTCAAGGTTACAGATGGATGATCTGCTATAGCTCTCTTCTTAAATTCTGGATGCCCTGCTGGGAGTGTTCGAGCTTTCTTTAATCTATTTGCTTTGTATTGTTTATAAACTGTATATCTAAAACTTCTACGATCTCCATAACACATCAATAACATGTGACTTGGAAGTAGTTCTTTAATCTCTATTAGTGATTCTTTTAACTTAGATCTTGCTTCTGCATGATCACAGTCATACGTCCAGATGTCAGGGTGGTTTTCTTCATCCCAGCATGTGTAATATTCACACGCTGACATCGCTTTGAAGACTAATAGTTCAGCATCAATTAAAGCTTTTGGCATTAGATTTCTCCTAAAACAATTACCTTTTCAACTTCAAAAACATCTTGAATTTTTCTTTTAGCTGATGCTGCATTAGTAGCTCTCATAATTGTTTCTTGGGTTCGACCTTCTGCTGAAATAAATCGAACTCGATAAGCTTTTTTATCGGGATTAGCGGAAAAAGTTTTCATTGTTTTTTCTTTTGTTAAAAGCGTCTAGATCTCTGTAAGAAGAATCTTTAAATTTTGGATTTGCCTCTAGCCATTTATGACTTGGCAAAGTTAGATCTTGTTTATTCCTTATGTTGTTTTTATTAAATTGATCTATTGACCAATAACCTTGCAGCAATCCATGTAAGAAGATTTTCATAATCTCCTTCTTATCCATTAAGGGTTCCATACATCACCCTCCGGCAATCTTGCCCTGAATGTTTTATATGCCCTTTGATTTTGTGGGTCAGTAGTATCTCTATGTAATGACTCAGCCTTTTCTGGCATCAACGCTAATTGTTCTTTAGTTGGTTGAATTGCTTTTGGTAATGTCTCTTTAAAACCCCAGCTTCTATTAGGAATACCGTTTTCAGTTCGATATAAAAAGACCATCAATTCATTCCAAGTTGGATACCTAAGAAACTTGTCGTTACTTGTTGATTGAACAAACTGCTCGGCGGCCCATAGAAACTGTTGATCGTTTACCTCTGGATACCCAGACTGGAAAGAC